CCAAGCCAATTTTTTCGGCCGCCGGGACATACTACCGTAAGGGTTTGAAGACCGGATCGTTGATTCTAACGACCGAGAAAAACACCTTCGGAAGCAATGTCGTGCACGGACCAAAGGTTCGTAAGGGTAAACTGCACGATCCTAAGTTCGTCGAGTGGCTTAGCGAATTCTGCTAATCTGAACGATTAGTTCATGTGGTGTGAGCGGTGTCCTGAGGTTTTCATATTCCCTCGGGGCACCGCAGACCGCATGAATTTCAACCACACACCATATGAAATTTTTAGCTTTAGATTTTGAAACATTTTATTCGAAGGATTACTCCATTGTCGGGAGCAGTACCTACCAATATGTTCATCACCCAGAGTTCGATGCTTACTTAGTATCTCTTTGGGCTCCCGACTTTTCTTATGTCGGGCGAACGGATGAATTTAAGGATTGGGCTGAGCTTGATGGGATGACCTTCCTTGCACACAATGCAAGCTTTGACCAGCGATGCTTCGAGCGTTGCCAGGAGCTCGGGATAATCCCGAACATACAAGTTGAGTGGGTATGCACGGCTGACATGTGCGTATACTTTCAGTATCAGCGTAACCTCAAGGGATCTGCTAAGGAGATTCTCGAGGTCGAGATGGACAAGGGGGTTCGATCGAACATGAAGGGCAAGACATGGGAGGACATGATTGCCATGGACGAAAGCGAGGAGGTACTGCAATACGCCCTCGACGACGCCAAGTACACCTACCAAATTTGGGAGGAGCTTTACGACTTTTGGCCCGAGCAGGAACGTAAGCTATCCAAGCTTACGAGATCCATGGCTTGGGGAGGTCTGCCTGTCTCAGTACCTAAGCTTGACGAGGGTATCGAGACACTGGAGAAGCGTTTATTTGAGGCTAAGAAAAATCTCCCCTGGTACGGAGAGATAGATCCTGACACTAAGAAAGAGTATGTTGTTTATTCCAAGAAAGCCATGGCGATCGAGTGCCGCAAGGCAGGTGTGGAACCGCCTAAATCTCTAGCCAAGGACAGCCCTGCGCTAGCCGCTTGGCAAGAGGAGTTTGGTGACAAGCTTACATTTGTGACAGCTATGCAGAATCACAATCGAATCAATGTGCATCTTCAGCGCATGAAATCGATACGGGATCGACTGACCCCTGAGGATCGTATGAGCTACAATCTCAAATATTTTGGGGCTGATGCTACTGGAAGATGGAGCGGTGACGCCGGTTTTAATGTGCAGAACATGCCGAGGGATACGAAGTACGGGGTCAACATTCGTAATGTAATAACTGCGCCAGAAGGTAAGACTTTTATCGTTGCCGACCTTTCTCAGATTGAGCCTCGCCTGACCGCTTTCGTTGCGGGTGACCAAGACTTTCTAAAATTGATCCGCAAGGGAATGAGTCCCTACGAAGCGCATGCCCGTCAGACAATGGGTTGGACGGGCGGTAAACTGAAGGATGAGGATCCTGAGCTTTACTTACTTGCGAAAGTTCGTGTGTTGCAATTGGGCTACGGATCAGGATGGTTTAAGTTTGCCGAGACGGTTAAGCTTTACGGTCAGCAACAGATTCTCGATTTACCATTTAGTAAAAAGGACGAGACTCGATTTCAGAACTTTGCGAATACATATCAGCCCGGAAAAGGTTCGATGTATTCCAACCTTTCGACCGAAGACCGTCGACAATGGGTCAACGCCTTTATCCAAGTATCTGATTTTAGAGACAAAAATTCTAAGATTACAGGCATGTGGAAGATGCTTGATCGTGAGTTGAAGGAGTGTGCCGGCGACGGGAGTGATTATACTATAGATATACAAAGCGGTCGCACGCTTCACTATTTCCGATGCCGTAACGAAACTGATGGGGTTACCTGCGCAACGCAGAAAGGCTCTGTTCGCAGAGTCAAGATGTACGGAGCCAACCTATTTCAGAACTCGGTTCAGGCTTTGGCGAGAGATTGCTTTGGCCACATCTTGACAAATCTTGACGATGCGGGATTCAAGGTAGTTCTGCATGTTCACGACGAAGTTATAGTCGAGGTTGATGAGGAGTTCGCAATTCATGCGAAGGCGGATGTTCAGGAGATAATGAGAAAAGCGCCTGGTTGGATGAGCAAGGTGCCTTTAGATTCAGAAGCAATTATAACAAAGGAGTACTTAAAATGATAGTTGGACTAACAGGAAAAAAGGGGTGTGGTAAGTCGTCCGTAGCCGCCATACTTGCAGAGAAATACGGATATGAGCATGTCAGTTTTGCAACACCGATTAAGGCAATGCTTAAAGCTATCGGGTTTACTGATCGGCAGCTTAACGACCCGATTGAAAAGGAGAAACTGATTCCCGAACTTGGTAAGAGCCCTCGCGAATGTATGCAACTGCTTGGCACAGAATTCGGGCGTGCTATGGTGAAAGACAGTATATGGGTCACCTCATTGGAAAAGCGTTTGGACAAGAGCAAGAATTACGTCATAGACGATGTGAGATTCCCCAACGAAGCAGCCATGATACATGCAAATGGAGGCAAAGTAGTGCGAGTAGTACGAGCCAGTCAGGAAATGAGTGATGATGCTCACATATCCGAGGCTGGATTGGATTCCGAGCAGATAGACATGGAGATCAACAACGTATCGAATTACGTAACAGATCTCGAATACGCAGTAACTAACACCATCGAAAATATTTTATATTATGGAACTCTTCACGATCCCAAATCTAAGCGCGTCGCAAGTATCTAAAACAAAACCATGGGATGTTGAGTATGAGCGTCCTGAGTTTAGGAACTCCAACGAGTTCAAGACATGGGCGGCTCGACCTACGACGGTGTTTGGTGCTCACACTACGGCGGAAGGGGTTGACCCAAACCAAAGGGTTTCAAGTAACAACCCGGTTCGATGGCTTCACGGTGTTCAGGTGGATTTGGACGCTAAATTTTCTGATGAGGAGTTTGAGGAGATCATACGCAGACTGATTGATCATGAGTACCCCGTAAATTACATCAGTCGTAGCTTTAGCGGAGGTATTCACCTGCTGTGGTTTTTTGCGGCCCCCATCTTCATGCACGGACCTAAGTCCAACACCCGATTCCTAAAGCGTTTAGCCAAAGAGCTTCAGCTTGACGGGAGGGACGCCATTGCTCGGGGGTACGACGCAGGTAATTTTGAGAAGCAACACTACTTACTGCACGGCGATGACTGGAGACCGGTCAAATCCGAAGCTAGGATTCGAGAAGATCTTCTACAGTATTGGCAGTACGAGTGCTCGAAGAGTTCGGATTTCCAATCTCAGGGGGCAGTTATACCTTTGGATGTTGTCTTTGAAGAGGTTAAGAAAGTCTGGCCCAACCATGCTTGGCCGGGTGAGTTTGTTGAGGGTAGCCGAGGACCGACTTACTGGGATCCGGGCGGGCATCACAAGACCATGAACTCCGCTATCGTTCGGGATACGGGCATGCAGGTATTTAACATGCCTAAAGGTTTTTATTCTTGGAGTGAGATCCTGAGTCCAGGTTTCGTTAGAGAGTACGAGGTTGGTCGGATTGGGGAAGCGATTAAGGGTTACTATACGGATGGTAAGAATTACTTTGTAGAAGATGGCGGTGGAGGGTTCATGGTAAACTCGCAACACGACACCGTTCTTGATTTGCAATGCCGTCACGACCTAAGCTCTCGTCCAGGGCGGAACGAAAATGTTAGCGAGGCTCGTCGAGCATTGCACATGATTAACACCAGCAAGCGTGTCGATGCAGGTATTCCTTTTTGCTTCACTAAATCTAGAATTGTTAAACACGAGAACAACACTTATTTCAACACGGCGCGGGTCCGCCCGTTGAGTCCTGCGGATTCTTCGGGTGAGTGGGGTGAGGGTTTCCCCACTATTGCTGAATGGATGGAACATATGCTCGGGGACGAGCAACTGAGGTATGAACTCGCTTGGCTGGCCTACGCGTACGTAAATGCGTACGAGGGCCGGCCAAAGCGGGGTCATGCTCACTTCTTAGTTGGGCCTCCTAACTGCGGAAAGACTTTGTATAACAGTGTTA